AAATGAAGATAGAGTCCAGCTTAGGGCAAATAGAACGCAGGATAGTCACTGCTGCAGTCGTGTCCAAGCAGTACCTCGACGAACTCGTGGGCGTGTACGACCCTGAGTACATGCAGTCGGACGAGGCCAGGGCTATCACCCGGTGGTGCTTCGAGTACCACGAAAAGTATGGCGATGCACCGGGCAAACATATCGCTGACATCCTTGCTACTAAGAAGCGCGCCGGCCAAAACAAGGATGCCGTCGATATGCTTGACGATTTGGTGGAAAGCCTCTCGGACGACTACGATCCGGGCAAGCTCAACATTCCTTTCGTGCTCGATGAGACTGTGGATTACTTCAGGAAGCAGAACCTCATCCTCCTGGGCGAGTCGGTGCAGGAGTTGGCACAGGATGGTGAGAATCTGGAAGCGGAACAATTGGTGGCGGAGCATTCATTCGTCAAGAGACAGACGAGTGGCGCTATAACCCTGACCGCTCCCAACAAGGCTGATATCAGGTTGGCATTCGAGGACCACCAGGAGCCACTGATTAAATATCCTGGGGCACTCGGACGATTCGTGAATTCACAACTGACGAGAGAGGCACTTGTCGGGGTAATGGGACCGGAGAAGGCAGGGAAGACGTTCATGTTACTGGATATGGCGATCCGCGGATTGCGGTCGGGGTCGAACGTGGCATTCTTCGAGGCCGGTGATATGACTGAGGCTCAGTTGCTACGTCGGGCCGGCATTAATCAGTGTGGCAGATCGGACATAAAACGATACTGCAATCCACTCCTGATCCCTGCCCTAGATTGCTACTACAACTTGATAGGTAAGTGTGATTTGCCTGAGTGTAAGGGTGATGATCAGGTGTTCGATGACATGACGCCCAGGGAGATCACGTCAATGTCGTTCGCCGATCTCCAGAAAGCGTTCAAGGAGTTCCCGGACCACATTCCATGCTATGAGTGTGATAAGAATGGCAAGTATTTCAAGGGTGCGATGTGGTTCCGGCAGCGTGAGGAAGTGGATCCGCTCACCTGGAAGGAAGCCTATGAGGCAATGCACCGACTAGGTAAGAGGACAAAGAGGCAATTCAAACTGTACTGCTACCCGAATGATACCCTCCGGGTGCGTGATATTGAGGCCGAGCTCGATGTGCTGTATCGTAGTGAAGGATGGGCACCGGACATAGTTGTAGTCGATTATGCTGACATTATGCACATGGAAGGGAGGGATGAACGCGAGAAGCAGAACACGCTATGGAAAAGGTTGAGGTCGCTGAGTCAGAAAAGGAGATGCCTCATGTTGACTGCGACTCAAGCAGATGCAAAATCATACGAACAGAAGACGCTGACTCGTAGCAACTTCAGCGAGGACAAACGTAAGTACGCTCACGTCACCGCCATGATGGGGATACAGAAGACGGATGATGAGAAGCGTAAGGGGATTCTCAGGATGAATATGTTGGTGGTCCGGGAGGATTACTTTGAGGAGAGCACCTGTGTACACATCCTGCAAAGACTGGAGATGGGTAAGCCATTTCTGGCGAGCTTCTAACCAAGGAGTAAGAAATGCAAGAAATCGTAATCAACAATTGCTACGGTGGATTCGGTTTGTCTCGTGAAGCCGTCATGGAATATGCCAGGATAAAGGGTTGGGTCTTACACACCTATGTAGAAAAATGGTCGGCGCTACTGTATGCAGGTAAGCCATACGATCCCAAAGACAAAGAGCTTATAAAATGGCCGAACGAAAATTACAAAGTACAGGAGGGGCACGGACCCACACCGTTTTATAGCTTTAATCCAGATGTCAAAACTTGGAAAGATTTAGGTGAGAATATTTCTTTTTATGAGCATGACATCAAGCGCGACGATCCTGTTCTTGTGGAAACAGTTAAACGTCTGGGCGATAAGTCGTGGGGATATTGCTCGGAACTTAAAATAGTAGAGATCCCCGATGGAGTAAAGTGGCAAATAGAAGAATACGATGGCATAGAATGGGTAGCAGAAAAGCATAGAACTTGGAGGTAGTGGTGATTAATACATTCAAAAAATTCCGTGAGGCGTGGGACGAATTTATCAAGGCTGTGGCTCATGAAACAAAACTTGATAGGTTAGTAGAGTGGATGTCAAAAAAGCTGGGTGAAGAAAAATGACGATAGCATTCTCAGTGTTTGGATCGAAGAGCAAGTTTGTACAGTACTACCCGCCACCGAAGTACGACCTCATCATTGAACCATTCGCTGGCGGGGCAAACTACGCACTCAGGTATTGGCGTAACGATGTCCTGCTCCACGATCTGAACGAGGACATTATAGCAGCCTGGCATTTCCTACAGAGGGATGATGCTGCTGAGTGGGTGGGGAAGTTGCCGTCCTATGTCCATTGGGGTAGGGAGATTCATACCATCATCCCGAAGAATGCACCGGATGGCATGATTGCGTGGCTCAAGGGGATCATGTCTCGTGGATCCATGAGTACGCCACACAGTACTCGAACCAAGGTCACTCAGCTTGGGGCTGATGTCTGGAACACGCAACTGCGGGGAACATTCCTTGCTATAAAGATGATTAAACACTGGGAGATTAACCTTCTGGAATACAAAAGTTGCCCCAACCAGGAGGCCACTTGGTTTATCGACCCTCCGTACCAGGGTAGAGCCGGCGAATTGTACGTGCATGGATCAGATCAAATTGACTACAAAAGGCTCGGTGAGTGGTGTAAGTCCCGGAAGGGGCAAGTGATTGTTTGTGAGATGGAGGGCGCTAATTGGCTACCGTTTGAGCCGTTCCACCACATCGCTAGGCTAGGTAAAAATCGTGCTACTAAATATAAGGAGGTTGTATGGATGAAAAATTGAATTTCTTTTTCAAAAAATCGTGGATAATGTTATAATAATACAGGAATAAATCCTAACCAAAGGAGGACAAAATGAAATTTAGCGAACTACTGGAAACTGCACGAGTGCTACAGGAAGCGCTCAACCCAACCAAGCCGCTGGACGAGAAAGACAGCGAAAAGAAGATCATCAAATGGACTGTGGATGCTTCACGATTGCTCACCGAGGATGAAATTGAGGCTGCTGAGATTGTCAACGATGATGACACCACTGATCTCAGCAACAAGGTGGTCGATTGCATTGTTGAATTGCGTGGCGAGTACGGCGATGCACTTGTGTCCGGTGATGAGACACTAGCCCCCGAAAAGGAGAAGAAGAAAGTGAGCAAGAAGAAAGCAGCGAAGAAGGAAACCAAGACCAAGAAAGCAGCAAAGAAGACCACGAAAAAGACGACCAAGAAAGCAGCGAAGAAGACTGAGAAGAAAGCCAAGCCCAAGAAGGAAGCCAAAAAGGAAACTGAAACCGAGGCCACGGAGAAGAAAGCAGCGAGCAACGGATTCAAGGAACCCCGCAAAGGCACGGCAGCGCATGAGATCTACCGTCTGATGTCCCGCAAGAGCGGCGTGACCAAGGACGAGATCTTCAAGATGCTCTCCAAGAAATTCCCCGACCGGAACCACGATGAAGGCACAGCCCACCACGCACTCAGGAGCTTCGCCGCCCGTCTGCGTCAGAATGGCGTGAAGTACACCTGTGAGAGTGGCACCTACAGAATGTAAAGGAGATCTGATGGAACAGGCTAAACCAGAATGCGAACTGATCGGCACTGACGGCAATATCTTTGCCCTTATGGGGCGGGTGATCAGGACCATGAACCGAGCCGGACTCACCGATCAAGTAGCAACGATGAAAGACAAGGTGAAGAAGTGTGGCTCCTACGATGAGGCCATCCAGGTCATAATGGAGTACGTTGAGATCACATAAAAGGAGAGCTGATGGAGCGAGGATCTAAGAAAAAGGAAGCCACAGAGCCGTCACTCGGTAAGCTCTTGGCAAAGGTAGCTCTGGGAGGGTTGATTGACACCTGCTTGGTGGACTTGGCTAATGGCCGTGCCACCGTAGAGGCCATCGACCCAACCAGAGATGTCAGGCTGTTCGTCACCGAAAAGGTTGGCGGCGATGATGATGTAGAGGTCGGATTGTCCGGCCTCAATACCATCATTCGGTTATTTGACAGAGGCGGTGCCAAATACGAGATCAACAAATCATACTTCAACGTGGTACTGCCCGGAAACGAGAAGGTGAAACTGATCACGATCGAACCAGACGATGTGCCATCCCTGCCCAGGAAGGAACTGGACATGGAAGAACTCCTTGATAATGCGCCCTGGTCTGGATTCGTTTGCCCACCTGAAATGCTCGAGAAGTTGTCGGACTACCGATCGCTACTCAGCATCAAGACCGTTTCACTGAAGGTAGACAAGAAGGGCAACGTGTCCCTGTCCAGTGAAACCACCAAGGACAGGCAGTTTAACGTACCTAAGATTGCCAAGATCGACGAAGATTGTGGCAAGGAAGTGGGAGGGGAGTTCTTTGCGGAACACTTCGAGGCTGTACTTAAAGCCACACAGATTGACAAGGATGAGGAAGTTTACATCCACTTAACACCCTTAGGCGGACCACTGATCGTCGTACAGGGCAATAACTGGTGGACCCTACAATCATTTGAGAGTGTGTAATGAGCCGTGCGGATTGGTCTGACCTCTTTGATGGTAAGGCTCCGGCCCAACCCATGAAAAGAGGCAGGAAGAAATCAAAGGAAACCTGCTCCACCTGTGGGTTGGACCAAGGATGCCACACCGTCAACATGAAACCACATGGCAAGAACAAGCTCGATGTGGTGTGGGTTGGTGAGGCTCCTGGTGAGGCCGAGGATGAATTAGGTAAACAGTGGCAGGGAAGGGTCGGTCGATCGCTCCGCAAAACACTCAGTGAGAAATTCGACTTCGACCTATTCCGTGATGCCATCTGTATCAACTCAGTGAACTGCCGGCCACCGAACAACGACACTCCTGACAACCAGCAGATAGCTTGCTGCAGGAAGAACGTGATGAAGCTGATCCACAAGGTCAAGCCAAAACTCATTGTGACAGCTGGTGCTTGTGCTACTACATCGGTGATCGGTGATCGTTGGCCTAAGAAGATCTACCTCAACAGGTGGCGTGGGTTCACTATTCCTGATCGGGATCTTGGCGCGTGGGTGTGTCCTGTATTTCACCAGTCCTACATCGAACGGACCAAGCGGGACATGCCCCAGGTCGAGTCTATCTACCTGCAAGATCTGGAGAGGGCATTGGATTGTCTGGACAGAGACTTTCCACGCTACCAGAACGAGAAGGATTGTATTGACATCCTGTTTGACGAGCACGAGATCGCTGCCAGATTGGTGGACATACTCCGGGACAAACCGGAACAGATAGCATTCGACTATGAAACCACTGGACTGAAGCCCTACGCCAAGGGACATAAGATCGTATGTATTGGGATCGCCACCTCGAAGAACCGAGGGTTCGTATTTCCTATGCCTAGGAAAAAGAGTAGGAATTTCAGCCGCTTAGTCAAGATTCTACAGCACCCTGACATCCCTAAGATGGCACACAACATCCAGTATGAGGACACTTGGAGCCGTGTGCTTCTCGGAACCACGGTCAGACCTTGGTTGTGGGATAGCATGGTGGCGGCTCACATTCAGGACAACCGTAAGGGCATCACCGGACTGAAGTTTCAATCGTTCGTACAGTTTGGCATTGCCGACTACGCCTCTGAGATCACACCATTCCTTGAGGGAACGAGCAAGGGTAAAGGCATCAACAAGTTCAACAAGATCATGGACCTGATTAACAAGGAACCTCACGGTGAGGAAAAGCTGATGATGTACTGCGGGATGGATGCGTTGCTCGAGTATAGACTGGCAATGATGCAGATGAAAGCGGTGAAGTCAAAGAGGGCAGCGGAGTGGGACAAGTACGATGAAGTTATAACGAAAGGCGCATTGAAAAGGATGGCGAAGGAGTTCGAGTACCGAACGGAAATGCACTTCGGAGGTAAGTAGCGTGGTCTACAAAAGCTACGAGGAATTTGTACTAGCTATCATTGATAATGAGGGTGTCTGCCCGCATGTAAATCTAAAAGATGAAGATGATATTCCCAGAAGAACGTGCAAACTGCGATATGTCCTCATGGCTGAATGCGATATGATCACCTGCCCAATCCTCTCTGACATAAGGAGTTACAATGAGTGAAACAACCCAAAGGCAATGTGATCACTGTGGCAATGAAACGGATAACTACATGAGTCGCCCTGGATGGATCCAGATCAGGGGGTATCAATCCACAATGGTCGTGATTCGTGTAACACAAAACAGAAAGAATGCCAGACCTTTATCGCACAACAAGTGCTGGGATTTCTGTGACATTGATTGCTTCAACGATTGGATAGGTAAGTTCTTACCAGAGGAGGAAACCAATGGAGAGGCAACCGAAGAAGAAGGCAACGGGACTGACTGAAACTGGTGAGCCGATGGTCGGCTTCAGGAATCCACCTTATGCTAACTATCGACAAGATCCGATGGGCGTTCCCAGAGGTCCGAGTTACTGGGCAAAGAAGGACAAAAAGAAATGAGCAGGAAAAGAAGGAAGAACAACATACCAGACGACCTCATGCCACCCGATAGATTCTGTCCGTACTGTGCTCGAGAGCATAAGGATGCTATTCCACTCAAGATCATCCTTCCATCAACAGGTATCTATCGAACTGGGCAACTGTATCCGTGGCAGAATGGTGGTTACGCTTGTTCAATCTGTGGATTGCAACTACCAAGGCCGGTATTCGACTTGCTCATGGAGTACGTTCCTATGGTGAGGGTCAAATCTGAGGGTGGCTATATATGCGTATAGAACCAATCAATAAAGAAGCATACGATCTGTTTCACGAGGGGAGTATTGCCTTTGCCGAGGCCAGCCACCACGGTATGCGGATTGACGACGATTACCTCAAGGACAAGATTGATGAAGTAGACCAGCAGATCGACGAGCGAACTCGAGCGTTCAAACAGAGCTCGATCTGGGAGATGTGGACAAAGATCTACGGCGATAAAGCCAAGATGAGTTCCGACCATCAGCTACGGGTGATCCTGTACGATAAACTTCACTACGACATCACCAAGGAAACAGACACAGGGCTGCCGTCAGTGGACTATGAAACCCTGGCTTCGATGGACGACGACAACCTGAGGCATCTGATTGCAGTCAACAAGCTCACTAAGCTCAGGAGTACTTACTTGATTGGACTCAGGCGGGATCAGGTGGATGGTTGGATCCATCCGAATTACAACCTGCACTTGGTTAAGACGTTCCGGTCCTCGAGCGACAGCCCTAACTTCCACAATATTCCCAAGAGGGATGCACAGGCAAAGAAGTTGGTGAGGAATGGAATCCTGCCCAGGAAGGATCACCAGTTCATATCTGCTGACTTCTCTGGCATTGAAGTTAGAGTAGCAGCTTGTTACCACAAGGATCCAACGATGCTCAACTACATCAACGATCTGACAACTGACATGCACAGGGATATGGCAGTACAGCTATTTCAACTTGAGGACTTTGACAAGGGTTGTGTTGCTGACAAACACCTGAGACAGGCCGGGAAGAACGGATTTGTATTCCCGCAGTTCTACGGTGACTACTATGGCAACAACGCACGTATCCTGATTGAGTATGCCAACTCCTGCCCAGGTCCACTGAGTACTGGAGTGGAGATTTTGGATCACATGGAGGACTTGAAGCTTATTAAACGTAATAAAAAAGGTAAGGTGGTCAGTTACAAGGCGTTTACAAAGTATGTTCAAGAAGTCGAAAACCATTTCTGGAACAAGCGTTTCGGTGTCTACAAGGCTTGGAAAGATGATCTATACAAAAGATACCAGCGGGATGGCTACGTCGAGCTTCTTACCGGATTTAGGTGTAGTGGTGTTATGTCCCGGAACGAGGTCACTAATTATCCGGTGCAGGGGGCAGCTTTTCACTGTCTACTATGGGCGTTTAATCGAATTTCCAAAATCTCCCATCAAGAAAACTGGAACTCAAGACTTGTAGGGCAAATCCATGATGACATTGTACTAGATGTAGCTCCTTACGAAGCTGATGGAGTGGTGACTACAGTGAGGAATGTGACCTGTAAGCAACTACCAAAGGCGTGGGATTGGATTATAGTACCGATTGACATTGATGTTGAAGCAGCTGGCATTAATCGACCGTGGGCTGAACTGACAGACTATGTAAAGGAGATGCCATGAAAGAAGATGACCGTATCAGCGCGGATCAGTTGGATGAGATAGAGGCGGCGGCGAAGGCAGTTGATGCCTTGCCCTGTCTTAAGGTTGTACGACTTTGGGTACAAACCACACTCGCCCTTATTGCCGAGGTGCGGCGGTTGAGGGATGCACTGAATGATTGGTGCGAGCCATGCCAAGACAAGTACCTTGATGGGGGCGCGGTTTGTAAAGGATGTAAAACAGGGCAAGCATTGGAGGACTGACATGGGCACCGACAAAGGAACGATTTTACGGCTGGAGCGCGAAGCCAAGGAATGGGAAATTGAGAACGGCTTAAGGGAGGACAAATGAGCCTAATAACGAAACATAGACCGAAGAAGTTGGGTGACGTTGCTGGCAACAAATCAACAATACGATCACTCGGAACTATACTTGAGCGTCCAGTCGAGGACATACCACATGCCTTCCTGTTCACCGGACCTCCGGGGTCAGGTAAGACAACCCTGGCTCGTATTACCGCCAAGACGGTGGGTTGTTCCGTACAGGACATCGAAGAAGTAGATGCTGCCCAATACACTGGCATTGACAACGTGAGGGAAATCAAAGATCGCTCAGGATTCAGGCCGATTGATGGAGAAGCTAAGTGTTGGATCCTTGATGAGTGCCACCGACTGTCAGCCCAAGCTCAGGATGGACTGCTGAAGATCCTGGAGGATGCGCCGGCCCATGTCTACTTCATGTTGTGTACCACTGAACCGAAAGCAGTCAAGGCTACAGTCAAACGTAGATGCACCCACTTCGAGATGAAAGCGCTCACTCACTTCGAGTGCATCAGTTGGATGGAGAAGATCGTGGAGGGGGAAGGCGAGTCTGTGCGGGAAGACATCCTTGAGCAGATAGCCGAACAGAGTGGTGGACTACCAGGGGCATCCCTTGCTGAACTGAACAAGGTTCTGGGGCTGGATGCCGATGAGATGGATGAAGTCATGAAAGAGAACGAGGAGTTTGAAGCAAAGACCATTGACCTCTGCCGTGCTCTGATGAAGAAGGAGTCATGGAAGAAAGTCAAAGGACTCCTCAACAGTCTGGACGAAGACCCAGAGCGCATCCGTCGAGCAGTACTTGGGTATTGTAGTAAATGTATGCTAGGAAATGGGGATGCAGGTCAGGCTTTTCTGGTCATGGATTCGTTCAGAGAACCGTTCTGGAATAGTGGCAGACCTGGGTTGGTGATTGCTTGCTACGAATCGTTAAATGCGTGATCTATAAGTGATTGAATTCATTGAGGAAATTAATTAATAATAATATTTCAAAAATCCGGTCATTCCGTTATAATAGTGTAGGAGGTTTTACAGATGAAACTGGATTTTGATCGGGATTTAAGGATTGACGAGACTGCCCTGGACGTTGAGTGTCTGGAGCAGCCGAGTCTCATGATGGCATACGCCCAAGAGGCAGCCGAGGCCCGGATGGAAATGGACACTGCAAAGGAATCACTTGATGTAATTGAAGCACAAGTTGATAGCGAAGTCCGTGACTGTCCAGAAGACTTCGGACTCAAGAAGATCACAGAAAGTGCCATCAAGTCAGCAGTGGTCCTTGATGAAAGGGTTCAAGCAGCAAAGAAGCGACTCACCCAAGCCAAGTTGGACTATGGGATGACGACCGCTGCTTCAGTTGCGATGGACGCCCGCAAGAAAATGTTGGAGATGTTGATTCAGTTACATGGGCAGCAGTACTTTGCCGGACCCAAGACGCCTCGCAACCTGATGAAAGAGGCTAAGAAACGGTTCGCGTCAAAGAGTAGCAATGAAAAGGTTAAAAAGGCAATGGATCGCAGGAAGAAAAAGGAGGACTAATTTGTTTGAATATTGGCGAGAGATCATGATGTGTACGCTGGGGTATGTGTTCATCCTTATCCCAGCCGTCGGCTTCTCGATCGGCGTATGGACCACGATGTTCGTTGGAGCCATTGAACGGACGAAGCTCAGGTACGCCCAAGAATGGCATGTGTTTAACCTTGCGGCAATAGACCAACTCAAATCAATTAAAGGAGATAATTAATGGGACGAAAACGAAAAAAGAAAAAGTCAATGAGGGAGCGGATCAGGAAAAACTCTCGTGACTCAGCCAACAAGGGTGTGCGGTACATCAATGCGCCGGACGGGATTGACTTCATGGAAGCGTCCACCGAGAAGCGCATGAAACTCAACATACTGCCCTACATTGTTACACAGAAAGGACATCCTGATGACGTTGAGGTAGGTGAGGAGTGGTACAAGCGTCCGTTCCTGCTCCACCGTAATGTCGGAGTCAACAACGCCGCAGTCGTCTGCCCCAGGTCGGTCGGCAAAAAGTGCCCCATCTGTGAACATCAGCAGCAGTTGTACAACGAGGGTGAGACTGACAAAGAGGCCATCAAGTCACTGAGGCCCAAGGAGCGGATTCTATATGCGGTCGAGGTCATCTCCGGGCAGAAGGAGAAGGGACTGCACCTATTCGAGATCTCCAAGTATAACTTCCAGGAGAAGCTGGACACCGAGATGAACTATGCTGAAGATGATGACCCAATCTTGGACTTCGCTGATGCCGAGGGTGGCATGGTTCTGGATGTGCGGTTCATTGAGAAAACAATGGGCACTTACAAGTTCCCATCAGCCGACAAGATTGACTTCCGTGAGCGTGACGAAGACCTGAGTGACAAGCTCTTGGATTCGGTGCCTGACTTGGACGACCTCCTGAACATCCTGAGTTACAAGCAGATCCAGGCCATGTACTTCGAGGTCGATGACGATGAACTACCAGACGAGGAACCGGAAGAAAGGCCCAGCAGATCTCGTCGTCGTAAAGATGAGGACGATGAGCCGGAAGAAGATCAGGAACCAGAAGAAGATGAAGCGCCGCCCCCCAAACGTAGGCGTCGGAAACCGGACCCTGAAGATGAGGAAGAAGAA